GAAGTTGCGTGGTTGCGCGCCGGTTGCGCTAGCATTGCCTCCTTCTGAGAGAGCAACACTAGGGTCGACGCCGACTTTAGCGCTGGAAGTACCTCCAGCACCAGTCTTGTTGTTGTTACCGTAGTTGTTCACGGTAGTCGACTGTGCCGAGCCCATTTCTGCATCAAGCAGAACAATAGACTCGTCGTCATCGCTAGCGGAATCGTCGTCAAGCCCTTGTTCTTGGGGCAAGCCCGACTGATCCCAGTAGGATTCCATAAGGGCTTCGTAGGTGACGATGCCCTCTTTCCATCCAAGGACCTTGATGATCTTGGCCCTCAGCTCATCGAAAGTCGGTTCTTCAACCGGAATTTCGAGAGATTCTCGAATGCGTCCTCGGAAGAAGTATTCACCGAGAAGCGAGTTCACAAGCTGACGAAGGCCAGCTGGAGTGACGTCTCGAGCAAACGAGAGGTGGTCCCAGACGTAATGAGCTGGGATGAATGGAACGTAGCCTTTGAATTCTTCAGAATAGAGAATTCGTTTCTTGAGGAACTGAGTGGCAGTCCTCTTGACATAAGGCTGGGGAACGGAATCCTTTTCGGCTGGCGTGATGGTCATGCCAACTTTGCCGAAATACTTCTCAAGAAAGAAGAAGTCAAAACCACCGCGCTTTGCAGCGGCGCTGGGTCCAACCAGATTGTCATCACCGTAGATATACAAGATGATGTTCTTGATGAAGTCCTCAATTGTAGCCTGAGGAAAGCAGTTCTTGAAGGCTGAGCCTACCAAGATAATTGCGATGACCGAGTTGATGACAGAGGTTCCAAACATGCCAGAACCGACACCTTGGAAACGTTGCCAAACGTTCTTGCCGAGTATTTCGACGGCAGAGAAATTTGACATGACCCATTGCGTTCGAGCAGGGTCTTTGTCGCCATAAAAGGCATCAATGACCTCGCACGCAGCGGCGGCGAGGTAGGGCATGAGAGACCGGTCATAACCGGAAAAGTCGATATCAATGACATCTCCGTCGGTAATGTGGTCAACCAACGGCTGAAAGACGTCATGGAAATCGCGGGAATGAACATTGAGACCCACCTTGATCGGAGATCGAAGGTGGATGTCAGTGATGTGTTCGCAAAATTCGCCAATCAGACGACGACCGAGCAGAAAGTGCTCGAGGCTGTCGACCTGGAAGGTACGAACTTTGCCGGCCGCGATTTTGGCCTTACCAAGGATCTCGTCCTTGGGACACGGTAGAAAGACAGCTGGAACAAAGTCTCCAGCGTCGTATCGTGCTTCAAGATCGTCGTACGCAGCCTGAAGGGCTGTGTTCATCTTGCGCACGTCGCCATTAACTGATATCAAATCAGTTCGACGCATGTTTTTCCAACCGAAGCCAGTTGACGTATTGAGGTCAATGGCAAGGACATCTTGCATGTCCATTCGCCCACGTTTTCGTTTCGTGGGACCTTCGGTCAAATATCGTTTGGCAAGTCGTATGCCAAAATCGACGTCAACATGCTTGAATCGTCCTTTGGGTTCACCATATTTGCTCTCGATCTTGAGAGTTGGTGCCCTACCTTTATCGGATATTCCAACACGGCACGGATATTCGGGCACAGCATTCAAGAAAGGTGTGGCTTTCAGCTGTGTCCCCGGAGCGGTTCCATAAGGAACT